CTACTAATCTCTTTGGATATTTTAGTACGATTAACCATTACTGTGCTCCTTGTAATACGGTGTCTGGGCCTCCCACTGGATTTCTGGGAGTCTCCATGTCATCCTGTCTCATACGTCTGGCCTGATTTCTCAGGGCATCAATTGAATTTGTGTAACTACTCTCCCATACCTGTACAATATCCCAGCTCTTGGTAAACTTGGAGGATTCCACCATGCAAGCATTAAACAAGGCATTATAGGCAAACTCACTGAAGTAATTAGAAGTCGTAGCACTTGTTCCTGTTGCAGAAGATAATGCAAGAGGTCTACGAGTATATTGTATTTCTCCTGTCAGGGCAGAAGTAGGAGTTGGTACTATATAAATAGCTGTGTTATTCTTTCTGGCATAATATCTGGGTGTACCTACAGATGCACTGGCATAAGGCCAGTAATCTATGGCATACTCATAAGTTCTTTGCAGGAGTGAAGTTTTTAGAGAAGAAGTACTTGTGGTAAAGTTTACATTTCTCACAACTAGAGCATCCACAGGAAGACTCACTGTAGGACTAGAAGCAGTAAATGTAAATGAGACAAAGTTATCCAGACCGGGATCATCAAGTTCTTTCACTAGACGATCTTCAGCCTTCTCAACAAACTTTGGGATCTGATCCGCATACTCTGTTGAGTCATTCTCTGATGTATTAATTAAATCAGTTTTGAGAAACGCATAATTAGGCATAGGATATTATCCTAATATGGCAGTTACTGGTCCAGCATCTGGTGCAGATACGGTTACTTTACCATAAATGGCTACACCAATTTCTCCCATGTATACATCAATTGTATCATTTGCCTGTATAGCTAATCGAATAGCTGTTCCTTGTGCAGTCTTATTTGTAATCTGCTGCTCACCCTTTAATTCAATTATTCCTGATACAGTTGCCGTGGCATGAATAGCCACTACACGAGTAACCGTACCATCACCACCTACAGTAGCTCCTGTATCTACCCTTTTAAGTGGACCACTTCCAACTGTTGCCATTGCAACTGTAAGATTTGAAGCCATGTTGTTCTCCTTTTAGTTAAACTTTACCACCGGCTTTATAGCCAACCATAATCTTTCCACCACCTCTACGAGATACAGTGCTACCTTTCTTACGTCGTACAGAACCACCCTTCTTACGAGAAACTTTTCCACCAGTTTTCCTATCTTCAAACATATCTCCCATATGTGTAATTAATATCTCTCTGAGATGTTCTGTATCATAATCAGATGAATGTGTTTCTGGTATTTCCATAGCATTAAAATATTTCGTTAGTTCTGAACGAGGCATATCATTTACATTTTTTTTAGCAGTCATATCTAATCTCCCTAGACTTTACCACCGGCTTTGTAACCAACCATGATCTTTCCACCACCTTTTCGTGAAGCAGTTCCACCCTTCTTACGTCGTACAGAACCACCCTTCTTTGCCATAGTTCTGGCACCAGAATAAGGTCCACGACCCAGAGCACGTTCCATGCCCATACTCTCTGCTCTACGGGCTGCAAGATTTCCCCTGACAGCCGGATGACGAGCAGCTAGAGATTCATCAAGTCGTGCATTATAACCCTGTGGAAGACCACCAACTTGTTTCTTTGCAACACCACCACGTTTACGTTTAATAGATCCACCATTTTTGCTAGCTGTCAGCAGTTTACTAAGATCACTAGATTCACCACCCTCTTGTAATTCTCTTAATATCTGTCTAAGTTTAGTTCGTAATCGTCTTGATCGACTACTTGTTCTCCCCGGTTTTTTAACATTCTCTCCTACTATAAATCCCATTGCTGGAGTTTTACCTTTTTTAGAATATTCTCTACCTTCAGCAGCCGTTTGTTTTCCAACTCCTAGAGATCTTTTATTTTGAGGTGGATTAGTAGTATTCTCCAACTTCTCTATTGTTTCATCAAAATCTTGTCTTATTTGAGAAGAACTTGATTTAGGTTTTGATCTTTTCGTATAGGCCATAATTAAATTCCTTTCATATAATGGAGGAGGAGCGGCTAACGCATCACTCCTCCCACATCATTTGCTTTTAGCTTCCAGCATTCCCATGCCAGCCTCTCCAATCGGAAACACCAAAGCTGTAACGCTCTCGTGCCTTAAACCGGAGATTACCAGTATCGAAATCTGGCTCCATCTTAGTCTGAAGTGGAGTACGTGCAAACATCTTCGTACCATTTGGAACGTCGGTCTTTACAAACCAATCATCCGTTCCAGTGAAACGCCTATTGACATAGAACCCATCGGGAACCATACCCATATGGCGAGTGGCATTGATATCATTATTGGAACCACCGGGTTTGCCGGGAGTATTCAAAATGGTATCAGCAGTATTCCATAGATCAACAGGAATATGCAAAGATAAAGCACTAGCACCAACTAATATACCACGATCATCCTTAATCTTCTGGATGGCAGTAATGGCACTCTCAAGAGTACCAATAGCCAATGCACCAGCAGTCGTGATGTTACTCTGATTACCGTCCGAAATGGTTGGATGGGTCGTTGCAAAGAATGCAACACCATCACCAATCGTATCAGTAAAGCCATTGGTAAACAGATTAGCAGCTTTGACTTCCTTGGTATTCGCCATTGCACGGGCCAAACCTCTGGCACGTAACTTAGCAAAGGTATCATACAAGTTGTCTTCCATTGCTTCTTCTGTAATCGCAAAAGCTAGAGCAACAGTCTCTGCCGTGTAACGGGCAGTGTAACTCTCTTGTGCATCATCGTAGGATACAGCGGCACCTTCTCCTTTAACTGGAGCCGTACCAAAACCTGTAAACAGAACTTCTTCTTCAAAGGCTCGATCAGAATTTTCGACTTCATAAAGATTTTTATGTTCGTCGTTAACCTGACCATATTCCGTCCCGAAGACGGCATTTAGACCGGGAAGAAGTTCTTTGGCAATACTCGCTCGATTAATAGCCATAGTTTATTTCCTTCCTAGTTATGCCGTTGAAACTGTAGTTGTCGCAAACCGATCACGATGCGTGGGCAACCAGACCTCTAGCATTGGATATTGGTCAAGTCCGTCTGTACCTTCATTCGGATCTTTAGCATATCCAATAACTCGCACATTACCTACAATGGTTTCAAGACCAGCAGCCGATGTTTCTACAAAAAATGCAGACTGACCTGTTTTAGTACTACCAGCAGAAGCCGTCGAAACAGTTGCTACATAGTTAAGTACTTTACAAATCTCACCGTGACTACAGGTAGCATTACCTTGAATGTAATACGTCTGATCAGGATCAGTTATGACATGGAACTCAATACTTGTTGCAGCAGTGATAGCTTCTCCCGGCCAATACCGTGAGAATTTTTGACTACCATCTGTATCTACATAGTTACAGCCCATGAATACACCCGAAGGCTTCAAGGTTGCACCAATAGATTCAGAAATAGTACCACTAGCTTCAATACAAATCAAGTCACCAGTATACAGTTTCTTGGGAGCACGAGTTATAGTAGTAGGTGAAATTAGAGTACTAGATCCACCTGTATTATAATTCTGTCCCTTTTTCCGAGCCGGAAGAAAGCCACGTAATGCTCGTGTACTAGACATTATATTTCTCCTTCCATTGTTTTAAGAACTAGTCCTGAAACGTAGGAGTTCGTCCTTTAAATGTTCTCGATTTACTATTATTGGAAATTGGCATTTTAGAATTGGAAGAGTTCATTAATTGAGAATTAACGGCCTCCAACATCGTATTTGCCTTTTCCCTATAAAAGCGTCTTTTAGCCTCTAGCTTACCTGTGGGAATTTTTCCCAAAGCAATGTCTCCACGACAGACAACTCCAGCATATCGACCTTCTTCCCTCACGACAGAAGTAGCTCCCATCTCAGGAACTTCATCAGGAGTAACAAATTCCCATCCTTGCTGTTGCTTCTTACCAATCTCTTGATAATCATCTTGACCATTAAGAAGGATTCTTAACCAGCCTAACGACATGTCCTGCTGCTTAAATCTTTCTTCAACTCCACGAGGTATATGAGTTGCGTCTGGTTCTTCAAAGACGTATTCTGTTTCCTCTCTGGTTTCATTTTCCCTTAACTGAGAATTACGTGATTCTTCAATACGTGTCATAATTTCTCCTCCACGTTACGTTTTAATTGCTGTGTATTCACCATCGGCATTTTCTACCTTTAGCTTTTCAGCAGCATATTGTTCAAGTGGTATACCCCAATTTTGAGCAAGCCGTACATCTTCTCTCGTTAGCTTTACTTTTTTATTAGAGCTAGGGGTTGAACGTGAAG